GATCCAAGGGCCCAGCCAGCCGGTTGGCTGCCTGCCCTCCGCTGCCGCGATGGCCAGCGTCGTCTCAGCGATCAGGCGTCGTTCTGCGGCAGGTCCCATTTCGCCCTGCCGCTCGGCATTGCTGCGCCCGTGCGCGACCACCTCGTCGCCTCGGGCGCGGAACGCATCCATCACGGCCGGGCAGTGCGCGTAGATGCTGCTGTTGACCAGCGCGGCAGCCGGCAGCCGCAAGCCGTCCAGGACGTCGAGCAGCCGCCATATGCCAACGCGGTTGCCCCAGTCGCGCCAAGCATAATTCAGCACATCCGGCTGCGGGCCGCCGGGCGCCAATTCGGCGCCAAGCCCCTCGCCGAAGGCGAAGTGTTCCAGATTGATTGCCAGATACACCGCCAGCCTCTTGCCGTTGGGCCAGTCGTAGGCAGGACGGTCGCGGATCGCGCTGTAGTCATAGCGGCCATGGGTCGGCAAACCCGTCATCTCGGCATCTCCTGCAACCCGGCAACATGCTCGGTGCAGTCATCATGGCAGTCTCGCCATGTGCTCTTCGATACCGATTTCGCGTCTTTCAGCCTTATGTGTGACGGCGAATTTGCCGCGCTGCCTTCCACGCCGCGCCACGGCGGGGCCCAGGGCTGCTGCTCGCGGCCTGATCGCGGCCGACGGCACCGTCGACGCGCTGTCGTGCGACGCGCGCCGACGGTCTGACCGCGACGCGGCTAGCCCCGGGCCGGCATGAGACGCAGGCAGTGTCCCTTGCGGCCGGCATGGAACAGGAAGTCCACCAAGCCCGCCATGCCAGGCAGCGATGCGAGCTTGGTGACTTCGGTCAGCTGCCAGATTTCTTCCACCGCGTCAGCTGCCCCGATCAAGGCAGGATCGTCGCCGGTCAGAATCATGATCGGCAGACTCGGGTCGTGGCTGGCGACGGTTTTCATGATATGGCAGCCATCCTGGCCTGAGCCATCCAGCTCGCACACCACCGCCATCGGGGCGCTCGTCAGAAGCACGCTGCTCAGGTCGCCATGGCTCGGCACGCGCATGACGGCAATGTCGAGGAATTCGCAGATCCTCCAGAGTTCCTGGGCAATCCCGATGCCGTCCTCGACGACCGCCACGACGGCTTGCCGTCGGGGAGGCATGACGGCCCGGATTGGCCTTGCGAACGGAAAAAGCGCAGTCTCGCCGGCATCGGCAGATTTTACTGCGGTATCGTAATCGGCGTAATCCATGTCGCCTCCTGGTGCATGTATCGCGCCGCCTTTCCGCTGGGAACTCTTGTTCCAGGCCGATGCGGCATGGCCAAGTTTCGCTGGCGATGCCGGCTTGTGGAACCCGGCAGACGGTTAGTTCATCGTTAGGAACCGCTATTAAACCGTGAGGAACCGTGAAAGCGGGGCGTCTTTTACCCGCGCTTCAGACTTACGGTCCACGAGCAGCGCCCGGAGACCAGTTCGCCGTCGATCATCTCCTCGCCGCTGTCGCTATGGCGGGCTTGGCCGGAGAAGCTGATCGTGATGGCCTGCTGGCCGTTCCCGGCACGCGACAATGTCCCCTGCAGACTGTCGGCGTCGGATATCGCGCCATTGATGACCGTGGTGCCCTGAAATGGGTCGAAGGCGAATGTCTTCCGTCCGACCGACATGAGCCCGGTCGTGCTTGTCCCACAGGCCTCGTTCTTGGGCACGACCGGCCCAGCCCAGCGGCCTTCCAGATGAAATAACCCCATGACCTCGCCCGACTGCAACCGGTCGGAGACCCCGGTCCCGCAACTCGAAACGGCCAAAATCGCGTGAATTAAGAAAAAAGACCTGACCATATGAAAAAAGGCTTGCCCACTTACCCCAGAAAGGCGTATGTTTCCTGGCATGATGGCGCGTTAAGCCGCAGGGCGCCTCGGCGCAGCGGCATGCCAAGTCACTGCACATCCTGATCATCAATAGAAGCAGTCGCCGCGGCCCGCCACCCCGGTTCGGTGGTGCTCGCCTAACGGCTCGGCGACAACCGCGACTGCGGGCCCCCGCATGTCGCCCGTGATGGTCGTTGGACAGACGCTCAAGGGACCCAGTTGTCTTGACGATGCCGAAGTCGCCGACCGGATTGTCCAATCCGGCCGAAGAGGACGACGGACTTTGGACGAACGCCGGACTGACTGACTGGGCAACCCACATCCTGCTGTCGGTCGGCCAGGCGCCGGCCGCCCACCATCGCCTGTTGCTCGGTCAACTCGAGGCTCTCGCAAACGGGCACATAGATCGCCTGATGGTGCTGATGCCGCCCGGCTCCGCGAAATCAACCTATGCCTCGGTTATCTTCCCCGCTTGGTGGTTCGCGTTGAAACCATCCAGTTCGGTTATCGCGGCCTCGCATACTGCGGACCTCGCTGAGCACTTCAGTCGTCAGGTCCGCGGCCTGATATCCGAACACGGCCCTCAAATGGGCACGAAACTGCTGTCGGACAACCGCGCCGCCCGGCGGTGGCGGCTGGCGACGGGCGGCCAGTATTTCGCAACCGGCTTGCGGGGGCCGATTGCCGGTCGGCGCGCCGACCTGATCATCATAGACGATCCCGTCAGGTCGCAGGCGGAGGCGGATAGCGCCCGCGCTCGCGAGGCAGCCTGGAATTGGTACAGGTTCGACCTGCTCACGCGCCTAACGCCGGGCGGCCGCATCGTGCTGGTAATGACCAGATGGCATGAGGACGACCTGGGTGGCCGGCTTCTCGCGCAGAACAGCGCGGACTGGAATGTGCTCCGGCTGCCCGCCTTCGCGGAGCTGGGAGACCCCCTCCACCGTCCCCTCGGCGCGCCGCTTTGGCCGCAGTGGGAGGACGCGGCGGCTCTGCAACGCAAGCGCGACACGATGGGTGAGCGCGCCTGGGCGGCACTCTACCAGCAGTCGCCGCGGCCTCCCCAGGGCAGCCTGTTCAAGGTCAATCGCCTCCCGACCTTGGACATCACGCCCGACCTGGCCGGTTCGCGACCCGTTAGGGCATGGGACCTGGCAGCAACCGCGAAGGATGACGGCAACGATCCGGATTGGACCGTCGGCCTCAAGCTGCATCGCGAAGAAAGCGGTCGTTTCATCGTGACGGACGTCGTCCGTCTGCGCGGCTCCCCGCTGGAGGTCGAGCAGATGCTTTGCGACACGGCGCGGCGGGACGGCCCCAATGTGCCCATCGCATTGCCGCAAGATCCGGGATCGGCAGGCAAGGTTGTCGTTACCCACTACGTCAACAAACTCGCCGGATATCACGTGACAGCCACGCCCGAGACCGGCTCGAAGATCGCGCGCGCGACACCGGTTGCAGCGCAGGTCGAAGGCGGGAATTTCTCCATGTTAAGGGCCGATTGGAACTCGCCTTCGTCGAGGAGCTACGGGAGTTTCCACAAGGCCGAAAGGACGATCAGGTCGACGCCCTTTCGCGCGCCTTCGGTCGGCTTACCTCCGCCGCCACGCCAGCCAGGCGCGTGTCAGTCAGCTTCGTTGCCCGCTGAATAAGCGGATGACCGAGCGCATGGCATCGCTCGTTCCCCAATCCGCTTCCTGCTTTCAGGACACTGCATGTTCGAGACGATCTGCGACCTGATTCCGCGTGACAATGATTATGCGCCGCGGACTCGCACGCTAGACATCCTGAAACGGGTCCTGGAAGGCCGACTCTACGATGTCCTTCCCTATCAGTTTCACGAAGAGCGTGGCGCAGGCGGGGAATATATCCCCCTACGCAATCGACGCCCCTCGGTCCGCTATGCGTTGTGTCGTGTGGTGGTCGAGGACAGCGTGTCTCTTCTGTTCAGCGAAGGTCACTTCCCCACGGTCGACTGCGCCGATTCTGAGGTCCGGGGCACGCTCGCCGACATCATCAAGGAAGCAGGTCTCAATCAGGTCATGACCGAGGCCGCTATCCGCGGCTCTGTCGGCTCGGTCGCCCTGCTGCTGCGCGTCCTGCGGGGACGGGTGTTCGTGAACGTCCTCGATACCACGTACCTAACGCCAACGTGGTCCGCCGACGAACCCGATACGCTCGCATCTGTCACCGAGCGCTACAAAGTCGCCGGCAGTGTCCTTGCGGCGGCCGGCTATGACGACCTCGCCGATCCGGATGGAAACTTCTGGTTCATGCGCAGCTGGGACTGCGACAGCGAAACCTGGTTTGTTCCAACACCTGTCGACGAGCCCGTAGAACCCGTCATCGATGAGCTGCGAAGCGTTCAGCATAATCTTGGCTTTGTGCCGCTCGTGTGGATACGAAACCTGCCGGGCCTTTCAGCCACCGGAAGCACCGAAGATGGCGCCTGTACGTTCCGGGCTGCGATCGAGACCCAGATCGAGATCGACTACCAGCTCAGCCAGGCGGGCAGGGGACTCAAATACAGCAGCGATCCCACGCTGCTAATCAAGGAGCCCGCATCGACGGATACGGAAATAGTAAAGGGTGCGGGCAACGCTCTTGTAGTCAGCGAAAAAGGCGATGCTAAACTACTGGAGATCGGTGGCACCGCGTCCGCTGCCGTCATCGAATACGTTCGCACTCTTCGTGAGTTTGCTCTGGAAAGCGTCCACGGCAATCGTGCGAACGCGGATCGACTGTCCGCGGCGCAATCGGGCCGGGCGCTCGAGCTTCTGAATCAAGGTTTGATCTGGCTCGCCGACAATTTGCGCATCAGCTACGGCGAAGTGGCGCTTCTGCAGCTTGCCCGCATGATCGTGCGGGCCGCCCAGACCTATCCATTGATTGTCATGGGCCAGCCTGCGCCCGCCTTGGACCCCGCTGCCCGGCTATCGCTCAAATGGCCGCGCTGGTATCCGCCAACGGCGGACGATCGGCAGAAGGATGCGCAGACTCTGTCCACGCTCGCCGCATCCGGTCAGATCAGCCGCGAAACGGCCGTCAAGTCCATAGCAGACACCTATGATATCGCCGATGTGGCCGATGAGATGGCGCGCATTGCATCGGATGAGAAAGCGGAAAGGACGGTATGATGTCAAACTCCTCCGAGCTGTCATCCGAGGATCCCAACGCGGTCATGATGGCCGAACTGCGTGCCCGTGCCGACACGTTGGAGCGCCAACTGACAGACCTGCAGCGCCATACCGAGACGCGTCTGGTGCGCGCTGAACTCAAGGCCGAAGCGGTCCGTGCCGGCATGATCGACCTGGACGGACTACGTCTCGTCGATCTCCCCTCCCTCAAGTTGAACGAGCGGGGCGAGGTCGAGGGCGCTGCGGCCGTCATGCAGGACTTGCGCAAAAACAAGCCGTGGCTGTTCGGCACCGTCTCGCAGTCTTCCTCCAATCCGTCCAGCCCGCCGCCGGCCATGCCGCCCAAGCAGAAGCTGGCAACGGAGATGACCGATGCAGAATACCGCATCGCCCGCGCCGCCATTCTGAAGCATCGATCCTAACACCGACGTCGTATCCCGCCCTACCTCTGATCCGAAGGAACACAACGCGCTATGCCCATTCAGAATTTCCCGGCTGCCCTTCAGCCGATCATTCAGCAAGGCTTCCTGGAACGCGAGTTCCAGCAGGCGCTGCGCTCGCGCCTTGGTTACCGGGCTTGCGCGGATCGCGAAGTCGTGGCTGTCGGTATCGGTGAAACCCTTACCAAGACCCGCGCCGGTCTGAAGCCGACGGTGACGACGCCCCTGGCTCCCGCGACCAACACCAACCTGGACAATGGCCTGACGCCGACCACCTGGGGCGTCGAGCAGTATACGCTGTCGATGAATCACTATGCTGCCACCACCGACCTCAACATGGTGACCAGCCGTGTGGGCATCGCCAGCCAGTTTCTGCAGAATGCCTACGTCAACGGTGAGCAGGCGGCTCGCAGCCTGGATGAAATCGCGCGCAACGCGCTCTTCAACTCCTATTTTGGCGGCAACACGCGCGTCCGCGTCACGCTGTCCTCGGCCAGCGTCAACCTGTCGGTAGACGACATTCGGGGCTTCCAGTATGCCTTCGTGAACGGTGTGCAGACCGCCGTCAGTTCCACGAACACGCTGACGGTCACGGTTGGGAGCGACGTCTACACGCTCGTCGGCGCAGTGGCGGATGCCACCAGCGTGTCGACGGCGCCGAGCGGCATCTCCGGCGTCCTCACTTTCGCCACCGCCGTATCCGTGGCCGACGGCACTGCCGGCAACACGGTCACTGCCGCCACGGCATCGGTGATTGTCAGACCATCGCAGCGCTCGAACACCAGTCTTCTCGTGGCTGGCGACACGCTGACCATGAGCAACCTGCTCGACGCCGTCGCGAAGCTTCGCATGAATGCGGTCCCGGAGATCGACGGCGTCTACAATTGCTATCTCGATCCCGTGTCGGCGCGCCAGCTGTTCGCCGACCCCGACTTCAAGCAGCTGTTCCAGGGTGCCACGTCTGCCAATCAGGTCTTCCGTCAGGGCATGGTCAACAGCTTCCTGGGCCTGCGCTTCATCCCGACGACCGAGGCATTCGTTCAGCCACACCCGACCATCGCCAGCCTGATGGTCCGTCGTCCGATCATCTGCGGCCAGGGTGCGCTCATCGAGGGCGACTTCGCTGGCATGGCAGCCGACGACGTGGCCCCGGCGGACTCGATCGTCACCATCGTCGACGACGTTGCGATGGTTACGCGGGAACCGATCGATCGCCTGCAGCAGATCATTGCGCAGTCATGGTACTGGATCGGCGGCTTCTGCACGCCGTCCGACACCACGACCAATCCGTCGACCATCCCCACGGCGACCAACGCTGCTTTCAAGCGGGCCGTCATGGTCGAACATATCGGCTGACGCGGCACCACCGCCCAAGTCGACCTTCGTAACTCATCGCCAGACAGGACGGACTAGTCAATGGCCATTGGTTCCATCATGCCGTTCCGTCCCACCGGGACGGTTACCCTGTCGGCCAGCACGACGTCGGCGAGCGTGGCGCTCGCCGGCGGCGGCGACTCGGTGGTTGTAACGAACACGAGCGCATCGGTTGCCTATGTGCGGTTCGGGTCGGACGCCACGGTCCCGGCCACGTCTGCCGACATGCCCGTCCTGCCCAATACCAGAGTTATGCTTGGTGTGAACTCACTCATTGCTTATGCGATGGCAATCCTCGCCTCGGGCAGCGGCAATCTGCTGTTGACCCGAGGGGACGGATCGTACCTCTGATGTCGTTCCTCGACTCCGAAAAGACCGACATCCGTCGGTTTTGTGGCTATCCAGCCTATGGCGGATCAGCTGCGGGCTTCGAAAACTGGCGTTTCTACCAGGCATACGGACTGCTCGAGTTTCGCATGAACAACCTTTCATGCGCCGAGGAAGCAGTCGTCAGGCGCTATCTCGCCAATTTGAACATCATGGAGACGGCAGTTCCGCTTGCCGCGCAGAATCTTGACACCGACCAGGCGGCGGTATGGACCCATAATCGCGAGGAAGTTGCGGATCGCACGGCGTTATTCGATGACTGGCGCCGACGGCTTTGCTCTTTCTTCGGTCTTCCGCCCGGTCCTGGCCTGGCATCATCCGGCATCACGATCGTGGTCTGAATGTCACTCGATCACATCCAGGACCGGATCCGGTGGGGCATGAACGTCGCGGCCCGCAATGTCGGCAGCACGACGGATGCCTATCGCCCCGCAGGCGTGTCGGACCCGACCGCACCGCGAAACCGCTATCTTAGGTTTCACGCGGCCTTCACCGCGCCAGACAACCGATTCTTGAAGCCTAACGGCTATGGGGCCGCGATCTGGCATGGCGTGTTCGATGCTGCCTACACCAGGGTTGGCGACTATCTCGTCCAGAAGGATAATGTCTGGTTCATCGCCGCGCAGCAGGACTTGCTGCCTGTACTGTGCGTAAAGGCGGATCGCGTCGTGTCGTTTTCGCGCTCCGATGCACCGTCCAGTGCCGGGGTGAATACCTATAGCGGCGTAACGACGGCAACAAACACGCCACTTCTGACAGACTGGCCGGCGAGCGTTCTCGGTGTTGGTGGCTCCGGCACCCCCAGCGCCAATCTGCCATCGGATGGGTCCGTGCCCTATTGGACCGTGCTCCTGCCGGCGTTCGACGGTGTTGTCTTGCTGCCCGGTGATCTCATGCAGGACGATTTGGGTCGGGACGCCACGGTCGCGGCGGCTGAGCTCACTGCGCTCGGCTGGCGCATCACGGTTCAGCAGTCGAGCACCTGATGGCCGACCAGTCGGATGTAGAGACGGCGCTCGTCACGTTGGCTTCCGCGGCGCTTTATCCGAACGGGACTAGCGCCGCCAGCGCTCCAGGTCCGCTCTGCCGTGTCTATCGCGGTTGGCCAAAGGCAGCAGCGTTGAATGCGGACCTTGCCGCCGGTGCGATCAATGTCACCGTCTTTCCTGCCAGTCCGGCCGTGCGCAACACGACACGCTACCCTGACGCTTGGGTGACAACGGCGGTTACCCCAAGTTTGACGGCCACTGTCGCTGGAACCGTGGTGACGTTCGGTGGTACGGCTTCACTCGGCCAGGTTGCCGGTGTCCGCGTCGATGGATTGAGTTATGCGTACCGGACGATTGCGACCGATACATCGGCCTCGGTTGCCGCCAATATCGCCGCAATGGCGCGCACGAATGGGATCGTCACGCTGTCGCAGGCAACGCTGACGTTTCCCGGTGCCGGCGACGTCCTGGCGAGGGTTGTGGCCGACGCCCCGGGCTTGCTGGAAGTGCGTCGGCAGACCCAGAGTTTCCGCATCATCTGCTGGTGTCCAGCGCCGCTCCTGCGTGACGAAACCGCGATCGCCATCGACTCTGCCCTGGCGACCATGCGTTTCATAACCCTCGCGGATAACTCGGCAGCCCGCCTTATCTTTTCAGGAACGACGGTCTTCGACCAGTCTCAGAACGCGATCCTGTATCGGCGTGACCTGATCTATTCGGTGGAATACGCCACCACAATCACCGACCAGCAGTCGTCGATGCTGTTTGGTAGTCTCGACCTGAACTCAACAAACTACATCGGTTAACTGGAGACATCATGAACATGCATCTGGTGGTGGTGAAGCCCTTTTCCGGCTTCTCCAGAGGGGACGTCGTCACCGATGAGGTGCGGGTGTCCCAGATTCTACGCAGCGAGCAAGCGGCGCACGTCGTGCGTGTCACCGCGCCGTCGCAGAAGGAGGGCTAAGTCATGCCGATCGTTCAGCAGGGAACCATCAACACGACGGCACTGGTGGTCCCCGATCTGTATGTGCAGATCGTACCGCCGCAAAATCTCGTCCTCAACGGCGTGCCGACCAACATTGTGGGTATCGTCGGCACTGCGCCCTGGGGACCCATCGGACAGCCGGTGATCGCCGCGACGATGACCGACTACGCACAGACGTTTGGTCCCATCATCGCGCGAAAATACGATATGGGAACGCAGGTCGCCACGGCTGTCCAGCAGGGTGCGCAGAATTTCCGTTGCGTGCGGGTGACGGACGGTACGGACACCGCGGCGCAGGCTGCGGTTCCTAGTACGACATTCATTTTCACGGGCCTTTATACCGGCTCTCTCGGCAACCAGATCGTGTTGTCTATGGGGGCAGGCTCGCAAGCCGGCACCTGGCGGCTGACAGTCGCACTTCCCGGTCTCGCTCCCGAGGTCTATGACAACATCGCCGGCACGGGCGCGGCTTTCTGGACCGCATTGGCCAATGCAGTGAATCAGGGGCAGGGCCTGCTGCGCGGGCCCTCTCAGCTGGTCATCGCGAGCGCTAACGGTACGACCGCCTCGCCGGCCGCCTTCACATTGACGCTTGGCGCCGGAAGCGGTGGTACAGCGGGTACTGATGGTGCGACATCGGTTTCTGCGGCAACGCTGGTCGGCTCTGACATCCTGCCGCGCCAAGGCATGTATGCCCTGCGGGGCCAGGGGTGTGGCATCGCGTTGTTGGCCGACGCCGACGACCCGACGCAGTACACGATACAGGCGGGATTTGGCCTGCAGGAAGGCATCTACATGATCCTCACGGGGCCGGCAGGTGAGACAATCACCAACGCCGTTGCGACGATGCAGGAGGTCGGACTGGATTCATACGCAGCCAAGCTCATGTTTGGTGATTGGTTATGGTGGTCGGATCAGGTCAACGGGACAATCCGCCTTGTTTCACCGCAGGGCTTCACCGCGGGGCGCCTCGCCAATCTGTCGCCCGAGCAGTCGAGCCTCAATAAGCAGCTTTACGGTGTCATCGGCAGCCAGAAATCCGGTTTGCCAGGCTCCGGCCAGTCGACCAGCTACTCCTCGGCAGACCTCTCGGCGCTGCTCAGCGCCGGCATCGATGTCATTGCGAATCCGCAGCCGGGTGGGAGCTATTGGGGCGTGCGCGGCGGTCACAACACCTCGTCGAACGCGGCGATCGATGGCGACAATTATACGCGCCTCACCAATTACATCGCCGCGACACTCGCTGCGGGCATGGGTCAATTCGTCGGCATGGTGATTAACGCGAATCTGTTCCAGCAGATACGTTCGACCCAGCTCAGCTTCTTGCAGAACATGCTGGGACAGGGTCTTTTGGGCAGCACAGACGGCAGCCTGCCGTTCAGCGTCATCTGCGACACCTCGAACAACCCGTTGTCGCGCACTAGCCTTGGTTATGTCCAGTCAGACGCACAAGTTCAGTACCAGGCAATCAACGAGAAGTTCATTGTCAATATCGAAGGCGGCCAGACCGTTCAGGTCTCGGTCCAGACGTTGCCGGGCGGCCAGTCGTCGTAAGGAGATCGAACCATGGCACTCAACAACTTCTCTGTCGGACGCGATACACAGCTGGTCGTCATCGGTGCGTCCGGCCGCATCGATCTGTCGCATGTCACCGGGTTCGAGGCACGTCAGCTGACCCAGTCGGTCCGGGTCGACCGGCTTGACGGCAAGCAGATGGGCACGGAGCTTCCGAAAGGCTGGGAAGGCACGTTCGATATCGAGCGCGGCAATTCGGCTGCTGACGATTTTATATCCGCAGCCGAGCAGTCTTACTATAATGGCAGCCAGCCCGTTCTCGGTACGATGTATCAGTACATCACAGAGCCGGACGGTTCGACGTCGACCTATCAGTATGATAGTGTGACGTTCCGTCTGTCCAGTGCCGGTCAATGGAAGGGCGACGCGAGCGTCAAGCAGAAGCTGGATTTCTTCGCTTCGCGGCGTCTTCGGATCTGACGGGGCATAAACGATGGAACCGGCAACGGGAATTGTCACGGCCGCGGCAGCTGAACAAACGGCAACGACGGCTGACGGCCGGCGCGTGACACTGCGCCGCCTGAATGCCTTGGATAAGCTGCGCTTGTTCAAAGCCGCGGGACCGGTGCTATCCCAGAACGAACCATGGCTTGGGATGGCGCTGCTGGCATCGTCGGTTGTCGCGATCGATGATGTGCCTGTCCCAGCGCCGGTAAACGAGCATCAGATCGAGGCGATGATCGCGCGCCTCGGTGACACTGGTGTTGCGGCGGTCGCTGCCGCATTACGACCGGATGTGGCACGGCAGCCAGCCGAACTGGCGGCCAGCGCGGGAAACTGAGTCGGCACCCTGACCTGATCGACTGTCTTTTTCTGGTCAGGAACGGGGTGCCGTTCGATGTCGCCTTCAGCTTGCCGGAAGATGAGAGATTGGCCTACGTCGTCGTGATCGGAACGCTCGCCGGGCATGTCTTCGATTGGCAAGCCATGCGTTGGAAGGAACAGGCATGACGCTTATCCGGGGGTTGCGCAGGGCGGAGGACCGTCTCGCGCACCTGGATATCGCCGCCGGTATCGCCGGCGCGCTAGCCGTGGCTACTCAGGAACTTCATGATAAGATTGTCGATGTCTTGTCGGAACCACCAGGGCAAGACCACAGCGTTCCTTGGTTGCGGACGGGTGAACTGCGCGAGTCGATCGGCTCTGACGTCGATGGCTCGACCGCCGTCATAGGCTCATCGAGCAGTGTCGCCGTGGATCAGGAGCTTGGCACATCTACCATTCCGCCCCGCTCCTTCCTTGCTGCCACCGCAGGTGGGGCGGCAGACGAGACCGTAGCCTCTATTGCAGCATCGCTGGCACGGCATTTGACGGGGCGTTGATATGATCGACGCTTATACGATCGGCATTTCCCTTGCTCTGGAGGACGGTGTTTCCGAGGGGATCGCGGCGATCCGCCGGGATCTAGCTGCGCTCGATACGGCGATTGCTGCTAGTGCCGCTCAGCTTTCGATGCTTCGCAGGCTGGCAGCGGAATTACCATTGCCGTATCAAGGCAGAGAAACGGTGCGTGATGCATCGTTGGTGACGCGACCGGCGCCTGAGAAACAGACTGCCCAACGTCCCGTCGCGGCGACCGAGGCGGCAGCGGTCGCAATGTCGCCTGCACAGTTTTCAGCACCGGCGTCGCGCCCACCCACAGACGTGGCGCCACCCGCGGCGGAGGTGCTGCCCACCTCCAGCACTGCGGCTGCTGCGGCGGTTCCCCTGCCGTCTCCGGCAATCAAGTATCCAGCCGTGCCGCTGCTGCCAGTGTCGGCGCCGTCGGTGGTGATGGCCCCGCCTGTCCTCCAGCCCGGGCCGCCGGTGCCACCCGCGATCCCAACCTCCGTCGTGCAACCCGCGTCGGCCGCACCCACCGGCACGCCTGTCGCAAATGTACAGCCTGACCCCGTCGCGCAGATCGCCGCTCCGGCACCTCCGGTAGCTGCGGCGCCAGTGCGGGCGCCGAACGTCCCTCAGCCACCGCCGCTGCAAGCGGCGCGTACCGGCGGGGACGTCCCTCTCGATTTTGCGGCCATCGCACGTGCGCTCGCGCCGCCCGTGTCAGCACCGACCACTGCGACGATCCAGCAGCCGGAGCGGCCCCCGGCCACGCCAGCCTCCCCTGCAGGCCAGTCGCCAATCATCATGGCGGCTGCGCCAACGGAACCCTCGCCACGCTATATCCCGCCAGGCACGGATGCATCATCTCCGCCGACCCTGGCACCAATACCACTACCCGCGCGCTCTGACGCTCCTGGGCGCGCTCCTGGGCCGCGCAAACCGGCGGCACCGGTTATATCGGTCCATGTTCCACACGCCACTTCATCAGTTCCGACCAGCGAGCCCACTCGGCCTTTGCCAGCAACCGATTTGGACGGCGCCCAGCAAACCGATCGGCCAGCTTCTGCCGAGCTGCATTTGGACGGGGCGGCACTTGGACGATGGGTCACGCGGCATCTGGAGCGCCAGGTCACCAGGCCGCAAGCCGGAGCGACCGGTTTTGATCCACGAATGACCCCGAGTTGGTCCGGCGCTCCGATCGGCAATTGACAGGCGAGACGGACGGCGGCCTCTCGAAAACGAGCACGAATTCGCGGAGACCTGGGGTTATCGGGCGACCTGGCTAATCAGTTTGCCTCTATCGCCGGGTGAGGCGGTCCAGCTCTCAGGTGCTGCCGGAATCTGATGGGCATCGGCATTGCCAGACCTCAACTTTATCCAGCGGGCAATTTGAAGTATGGCGGGCACAACACTGCTGCTTGGTCCTGTCCTCTTCCAGGATTTTGAAATTCCCTGTGGTATCAATTTTGGCGGCAAGCAGCGTCTGGCCATTCACCGCCTACCAGGCGGCCTTCGGGTGATTGACGCGCTGGGGCGGGACGACGCGGACATCTGCTTCGAAGGCATCTTCTCTGGCTCGGATGCGACGCTCCGAGCGCGCCTTCTGGATGAGATGCGGGTGTCCGGACTGTTGCTTCCCCTGACTTGGGATGTATTCTTTTATACCGTCGTGATCAGCCGATTTCAGGCGGACTATGCGACCAGCAACTGGATTCCCTACAAGATAAGCTGTGCTGTCCTCCGTGACGAGGCAAGCGCCGTGATCGAAACTGCGCTGTCTCTGGGGGCCACTGTGTCGAGCGATGTCGCCACGGCCGTGGCGCAAGCATCGCTGGGCGGCGTAGATATATCATCGTTGCCGGCGTCTGTGTCAGACCCATCTGCAACAGCACGGGATACGGCGGCCTACGGCCAGGCCCAGTCCGCCTTGACAAGCACTCAGTCCAGTCTGGCGGCTGCCATAAGTGCAGCTGCAACGGTATTGCCGATGTCAACCGTCACCTCGGCCGGCACGGCGGCGAGCGGCGTTGCGAGCCTGACGAGTGCGGTCGGCGCAGCACAGCAAGTCAGCCAGTTGACTGTTGCGCAGGCCTATGTTGGGCGCGCCGCAACCAACCTTGCAAACGCGAGTACTTGAGAATGGTTACCCTCACTGTCGCCGGCGGCAACCTGTTCCAGATCGCAGCACAACAGCTAAATGACGCCACTCAGTGGATCAGGATCGCGCAATTGAATGGAATTGACGATCCCGTGCTCTCCGGTGTGGTCACGTTGCTAATTCCCGACATTGATGCCAATGCGGGCGGTGGTATAGCCGCCCAATGAAGCTATGAGCGATAGTAATAGCGCAATCCCCGGCATCATGTAGCAACCGCCACCAACTTGGCGTTCGCGGGCGCCGGCCTGCCGTTTACGATCCCGATCGTCGATTTTTCGGGGGAAGGCGGCGATGTCGGAGCCGCATGTTATTGCCGCGCTGCGCAGGAAGCGATCTGAATTGGGCGGGGTGGTAAACCAGCTTGAGCAGCGTCTGGTGAAGCACCGCGCCGATCTGGCGCATCTTGATGCGACGATGCGGCTGTTTGATCCTGATATCCGGCCGCAGGAGATCCGTCCGAAGCAGCAGCGAGCACGCAGCGTCTGGTTTCGTCCCGGTGAATGCCTGCGGCTGATCTATGACGAACTGCGCAACGCGACGCAGCCGGTGACGACACGAGAGCTTGCCGTCCGGCTCATGCGCGTGAAGGCCATGCCGATAGATGACGATCGCTGCCGCGAGCTGATCCAGAAGACCATCCTGGGTTCTCTCAACCGGGCGAAGGAGACGATCGCGCGCATCGAGACCGCCGGCGTCGTTGCCTGGCGGCTGAATTAGGCGGCCCTCGCGCGCTGCCAGTAGCCGCAGAAATCGACCGACGGCTTGCAGTGCATCGCCAAGCCTATGATGCCGTCTGCCTGCTCACCGTTGCTGACCCGGCGGAGGTCCTCACGCCAGGCCGCCTCCTGGGCGTAGCGGGCAAGATATGGTCCGGCGATATGGTGGTGATGGCCGAGTTCACCGCGGCGCAGCCGGGAGAAGTAGGATTCCGCCCCGTTGGTGCAGGCGCCGCCCACGCTGTAGCCTTGCTGATGGTTGACCCGCCGCATGGCGAAGCTGGCGTGAAGCTGGTTCCAGGCGGGGCTTTCGTCGGCATGAACGGTGGTGCCCTTGGCGATGCGCCGGCGGATCGCCGCCGCGGCAGCCTCCTCGGCCGCGAACACCTGCGCCAGCGTGCGCCCGCCACGCTCCCTCATCGCCACGACGACCTGGCGCTTGCCGGACTGGTGCTCGGCAAGCCGGCGATCGATCCGATCGGCGGCCAGGTTCTCCGGGCGGACATGGCCGCCGAAATACGCACCATCGATCTCGGCGATGCGCCCCTCGCCGCCGATGTGCAGCGCCTTCATGCTGGACGCCATGGCCTCGCGCAGTTTGTGCGCCAGCACGAAGGCGGTTTTATATTGGACATCGAGGGTGCGGGCGAAGGCGAGCATGCTATGCCCCTTCACCTCGTTGCAGAAGGTGGCGACCGCGAGCAGATAGGTTCTGAGCGGCAGCTTGTGCCACGCGAACAGGGTCCCGGAGGTGATCGAGAAGTCCTCGCGGCATGCCTTGCAGCGCCATCTCGGAGCGCCCGACGATCGCCGGCACGGGTAGCAGATCGTGCAGCCACAGCCGGGACAGACAGGTTTGCCGTCCGTCTCGGGCCAGCGCAGGCGCAGGAACACGTTCTCGACCCCGCGATCGGACATCCTCAGCACCTTGGCGGCGCTGAGCGTGCGCGCCGCCGCAGAAAGCAGGAAGTGCTGCGCCATGATCCCCCACCGAAAGCCAACAAACGCGGCACCTTCCTGCCAGGATCAGCCGAAAAGTACAACCCAAATTCCGCCGGTGGCAGCTGCTACATAAGGCCGCTTAGTTCGGCGATGTCGGGATCGGGTTGGCTCAGCCAGCGAAGGCTCGCCTCACCGCTGGTAACGATTGCTGCAAGCGGTTGATTGACCTCGTGCGCAATGGACGCAGTTAGCTCGCCTAGCAGCGAGACCCGTCCTGCGTGAGCGAATTCTGCCTGGACCTGTCTGAGCATCTCGTGGGCTCTGACCCGATCGCTGATGTCGATCAAGCACGCCAAACCCAGAGGCTCGTGACAGAAAGCTTCGGGAAAGTCTGTCACATAGAGGACCTGACGTAGCCTGTCGTCGAATGTCCTGATCTGAATCTCGGCCTCGTAGCGGGCCGCACCATGATAGCGTGCCTCCAGGGACTGACGGAATATCTCCGGATTTTCGCTCCAGAGTCGTTTGACAGGTCCTAGGAGCCGGTTCGCGTCGTTCGCCTCGAACAAATCGACTGTTCGCTGATTGACTTCCCGTATTCTTATCGCGTTTAGAGCATACTCGAGGAAGGACGGATTTTGATCGATATGACGATGCAAGTCCGCAACACCTTCGCCGCGTAGCGCATCGAAGACGTCGGCAAGTTCGCCCCGGTCCAGTTGTAGCAGCGGGATGGGCATGAACCGGAAGAGATGGCCATACCGCTGCGCGTCGTTCAGCCCGGCGCCAGTCACTTGTCCTTCATCGGCAGCAGGCACCGCCGAGCCTGCACGAGTATCGTCGTCCGGCGCTCTTGTCACCCTACTTTCCATGAACATGGCCTCTCAGCTCGCCTGGCGCGCAACAAGGACGGTCGGGCTGCCAAGCAAATCTGAATGCTGTTGACTGACCACCAGTCTATCTGCACAGCCCTACTTGGCGGAATGCGCGCCAGTCGCGGCCCTTGTATAAAAGTCCCGCGAAAATGACCTTGGCAGTCAGATGTCAAGCTGATAGTCGGGAACGCGCTTGCCCAAGACGTCTGGCAGACTGACTTCGCCTGATCGCCGGTGCTTCTCTCAGATCGTCCGCCCGAACATTTCGGTCTGGTGGATTTTCAACGCATCCTCGATGAATTGCGGGTGGATGTTGCGGAACCTCCCCTCTTCGGCAGGCACGACCTCGATCATCTTTGTGATCATGTCGGCCGGATCGAGACGGCCCTGGGGATCGCCAATCAAGTTTCTAACCATGCCGCGCATTGCCTCACGTTTGGTAAAGTTGACCGCGTCGTCCAGCCACCTGAAGGCATTCTCGGCCATCGCTTCGTTGAAGCCCGTTAAATAGGCTCCCGGATTGATGGTCTGGACCTGGATGCCGAAGGGTGTGAGTTCCGCTTGCATGGCTTCCGCGATCGCCTCAAGCGCATGCTTCGTCGCTGCATAGGCCGCAAATCCCGGTGGGCTGAACAGGCCTCCCATCGATGACACGAACACGACTTTCCCTTTAGTGCCTGCGGCAACCCATTTCTTCACGACTTCCTGCGTGAGGGAGAGAGGCGCGAATACGTTGACCTCAAAGTTCCGGCATCATGTAGCAACCGCCACCAACTTGGCGTTCGCGGGCGCCGGCCTGCCGTTTACGATCCCGATCGTCGATTTTTCGGGGGAAGGCGGCGATGT